TTCCATTGTCAGAAAACCTTCTATCTCTTAAGTTATTATTTACTGGAAAATAATTACTTGGGATTAAAACTTTTTTACCTTTTAATTTAAACGTTCTACTAGGGACTTGAGGAAAATATTTTGAATCAATAGCTGTTCCAACGTAAGCCGAATTTGGGTAAAGGTATGTTTCTGAGTTTATTTCGGAAATAGTACCAACGCCGATTTCTCTTTTTACTATACTGGAAGTGGTCTCTGCTTGAAGTTTTTTAATTCTGACAAAACTATTAATATCTGTATTTAACAGATCAGGGAGTCTTACATTCTCTAAAGTAAATGTGTACGGCGCTGTTATAACTCCAGTTATAGCTATTCTTCCGTTTGCGTTTCCTAGTGTCACTCCTTTGCCAGCTCTAGTGGTAAAAGACGCGAAGGACACCTCGTCCTCTAAGCCTGATGCGTTGATTTTTCCTACCGTCACTTCAATAGTAACTGTGGCGGGCAAATTTGTTCCAAGCCTGCTTTTCCCTCCCGAACTTTCATTTTTATTGGCGTAACTTTTTGTATCAAATAACCCGTCAACCTGCAATCCGATATTTAACAAACTGACATTCTTGTCGTAATTTTCATAATAAAAAGGTTTTTCTAATACTTCTCTAGGTATATAATTTTGCCAATTAACAAAATCTCGGTTACCGCCTATTGTTCTAGTATCATAACTACCGCTACCATCTCTAGCTCCATTTTTATTTACCCAAGCGCCTCTAATAGCTACGCCATATTTTTGCAATCTTTGGGGGGTGGCTAATATCTCTGAGCGGGTTTGGAATTCCGAACCGTCTCGAAAAATACAATTATATTTTGATACAGTTGGCTTATTAGTACTCTCTCTTAGGGGTATATTGTCAAAATATATACCTTTATCTATGCCGCCATTAGAAATTCCAACAACATTGTTGTCGCTAGAAAAATCTTTAATAACCTGACTTGGGTTTAATATATAACCATTCTTATCTACTAATCCAGCAATTGGCCCTTCGCATAATAAGTCCAAAGCTTCATAAATCTGAAAACCGACCTTCCCGAATGTGGAAGATGGAGGCATCAAATAAGAAGGTTTCTCTCCTTTCGCCCCAGCGATGGTTAGCTCTTTTTTTCGTTGTAGGATTTTTTTATAGTAATTCATTATCCTAAGTCCTCACTAACAACATTTGTAGCTATTATATTTGAACCAATCCGCATCTCCCCATAAACCAAAGGAATAGGAAAACCTTGAATAGCGTTGTTTTGTAAATTTGTAAAAATATAACTAGAGGTGTCTATCTTTGTCTCTGTTGTCTGAGCCGATGTTTTTGGCAACTCCACAGGAAAAAGAAGACTCATAATGCCTTGTATTAACAAACCGACAGCAAGATTAGTTAAAATTCCCGCGACAGCAGTGAATCCGAAAGTAGTTGCAACTACACTAACCGCATAAACTGCAACAGCAGCAGCAACCCCACCAGCCCCAGCTATTTCTGGGACTAAATGAAGTTCATCGGGAGCTTCTTCTTTTGAATAATCGTCAATGGAGTCCCATTTTTGATTTGGTTTTTTTAGGTTAACCATATTATAATTAACCCCCTTTTGAAACAAAGAAAGAATATGTTCTTTAAATCCTGGGTTGTTTGCATTTATAGCCTTCACAACATCAATTAGTCTTTCTAATTTGAATGTATGATTTGCCCCAAATATTTTTCCTAGTTCTCCGTGAATAATTACGTTAGTCATTTATTGCTTCCCTCAGCATATTTACACCATTTTCTGGTCCTTTAAATTCAGGCATATCGAATAAATTGAATTTTTTAGTTTCCAAAGAATAAATCAAAAAAGGATAAAGACAGTTTTTTGAATTTTGTATATCGTATTCCGAAGGGTATTCTTCTGAATCTACGTGGGTATGAAATATAGCCACAAGCTCATTACTCAACGATCTTTCTAAAAAAGACACAGGGTCAACTTTAAAATAATCATCATTATGAGAATGATTAATCATTTTTTCAAAAAATAGAGTACCATCTTTATACATGATAAAGCCGCAGACCTCTCTCAAAGGGGAGCTTTGCGAAAATTCTATTATTTCTTTTGTCAAGTTATTGTTTTGGTGGGTACTCATGCGTTCCTGGAAATCCTCCAAATCTTAAATTATTAGTATATCTAAATTTACAGTCAGATATTTTCTTTGAGCATTCATCTTTTTGCCAATTTGCGGAAATTGACGGATTAGTTTCATTTCCAGACACGCCATCAGCCACACAAACGTAAAAAGTCTTTAATCTTTCTGCTGGTGCAGATAAATCCGTCTCTATATCGCTTCTGAGTATAAAATTCTCTATCTCTAGGAAGATATAGTCTCCTTTGTTGTATGTGGTTAAGTTTGACCATAAACCTTTATTGGTTATTGGTGCTACAACAGCCCCGTCAGCATCGGTAAAGTCTTGTGAATTTCCTGTCTTTTTTGGGACTCCAGAATACCTACAGCCATGACCTCTGTATATCCATGTGCAATATCTAGCATAAACATTTCTGTTCGGCAAATAAACATTATCTAATTCAAAAACCGAAGAAAGCTCTAGTTCCACTAATTCTTTTGTTTCGCTTACTCTTCTATTTATATAAAAAGTTTGATCTGGCAAAAAAGAAGTCTCTGAGGCTGATGTTACCTGTTCAAGGATATTAAAAAATGGATTTTGCCCACCTTCAAAATTCACATCATCTAAAAATTTTGCAAATGTTCTTTTTCTAACTACTTTAGCTCCTATTAGATTATCATGAACTTTCAAATATTTTGAAATGGCGTAGTCTTTGTTTGAAAGCACTATCCTTGGTCTAGGTAGCGTATTATCTCCAGCTGATTCAAATCCAGTAACCTCCAAAGGATAAGAAAGATAAGGTTGCCCTTGCCAAACAACTTGGATGTTTATACCTTTCTGTATCGGGGTTAATGCAAGGACACTATTCTGGTCTTCTGGCCAATCATAATAGATCAGATAAAACTCTATTAGCTGACTAGGCTCTAGAGATGTAGCCTCTCTTGCTGTATTTTTATCTATGCCTTGACCCATAATTTACTTTACACTTTTAAATATAATGTTATTATAAAGAATGTTGGACGAAATTAAAAATAAATTTTATAATTATCAAAAAAATATTTTTTCAATCATATCCTCGGTAAGCGACCAAGAATATGAATTTATCTTAAATACACTTTCACTGATTACAGAAAAAGATTTAGAAGAAAAAGCTCATATTTCCGCATACTCTTTTCCAATAATTATTAATAAAAATTCAAATAAAATCAACCCTTCTAGAATCACGGTGGGAACCAAAACAAATTTTGGGGTTTTTGGTAGAAATGCGTCACTGATGCTTAATTCTTTAAATATATCAGAAACAGCGCCAAAAGGATTTGAGTGGTATGGTGTTGGATGGGATATAGAAAACGATGAAATTAAAATATATTTTCTCAAAAAAGATTTTTCGGAAATAAAATGTAAAGAATACCAAAGAAGCTCCGCATTAAAGATAAGAGAAAAAGAATACAAAACAGGAGTCGAAACAACAAAAATGAAAAAAGACGGGGAGACAGTAAAACAAATAAACGCAAATAAAGAATCTTTTGATTACGAAATTGTGCATAAGATGACTAGATTAGGCTTTGCTATAGACACATACAGTGAATACAGCAACAAACTAACGATTTACTTTGATTAAACTAAAACAGTTCACCTTTGGAGCTAATAAGAAAGTTAATTTTGTCCGCATTCCCAAAAATGCAAGTACATCTCTCTATAATTACTTCGGCGCAACAAATACAATTAGAGACAACTACCTTAATGTAGATAACCAAGTTTATAAAAATATATTTGCTCCATCTCACTGCCGCTTAGATTTTGCAGTTAAAGAATTTGGCGAAAGAATTTTAGATTTACCCACGTTAGCGGTAATAAGAAATCCATATGACAGGATGGTCTCGATGTATTTTTTCGCTCAAAAATTCAAACTAAACAAAATATACGATGTCAATATAGATAATTTCTTAAAATTCTGTGAGGATTTTGAATCTTTATGCTCGGATGAAGATTTTTTTCATGGTTGGACTCAAAAATCTTTTATAGAGCTTGAAGGCAATATTTCAGTAGGTAATTTGATTAGGTTTGAAAATTTAGAAGTAGAATTTACTAAGTTTTTACACGAACATAATTTAAAAAATTTTTATAAAAAAGCGGGAATTCAACTCAAAAAAGAGAACCAAACAAAGCACAAAGCTTATCAAGAGTACTTTTGCCCCAAATCCAAAAACATCATAAACAAAATCTGGGGAGAAGATGTAGATTACTTTGGGTATCTGTTCTGATATTTGTGTAAATAGAGTGTAATACACTATATGGCAGACAAAAAAATATCACAACTTACCGAACTGACTTCAGCTAACGCGGCAACTGACTTTTTGCCAGTTGTAGATACTAGCGCAGATGAAACCAAAAAGATTAGATTTAGTAATTTGCCACTGAGTGATTCGGCTGAAAGATCTGCGTATCCATACACCACAGACTTTCACGGATCTGTGGAGCAAACACGGAATATTACTGCTCCGTTGACTTATGTGGATTATTACGGCGACGACACTACTTTAACTAGCATCTATATTGGGAGCAATGTTCCTAGCATCGGGAATAACGCATTCATTGGCTGCTCCAGTCTGACCAGCATTACCATTCCTAACAGTGTCACCAGCATCGGGGATGCTGTATTCGCTAGCTGCAGCAGCCTGACAAGCATCATCATTCCCGACAGCGTCACCAGCATAGGGAATGACGTATTCTTTAA